ATCATCGAGCCGCCCGAATGTCATAGCGGCGATACGATCGGAGGCCTTACCGCTGTAAACAGGAAAGTCGGCCTCCGATATCATTTTTCCGCCGTATTCGCCGGTGTAGTATCCGTAGTCAGCGTATGTCATGACTTGCCTTCGGCTTTCTTTTCCTCAGGCTTCTCAGACTTCTTATCTGTTTTTTCAGCCTTTTCGGGCTTAGCAACAGGAAATTCCAGTCCTATCGTTCTCACGCCTATACCTCCTTATGTAGTGCTTACAGAAGCGTAGATGCCCTTGACCTTGTTGTCGTATGTCTCTGAGATACCATAAGCTCGGTAGAAGAACATCCATGAATCCGAGCTCTGATTAGCTTCGGGAGTGATGATCTTGTTTACAGCGTGCTTAGTGTACTGGAGAACGGCACGAGGCTGAATTATCATGAAGTTAAGGTTTTTGCCTGTGGCCGCCTTGGTGTAGCCACCAATAGTTTCATCAGTGCTGGTGCCGCCTTCTGTGATGACCCTGCCGGAGAGAAGTGAGATCGCACTGTAGAAACGTGTCTGAGGCACCTTGATGATCTTACTGAAGCCCTTGAGCATCTCCTTGCTCTTGTATGTATCAAGGGATATGATAGCATTATGAAGAGTAGGAGTGATATAGAGAATTCTTCCTTCACCGTCAACCTCTGCTTCATCGAGAACGTTGTTAGCGGCTGTGATAGCAGAGCATATATCGGCACTTGTGAGCGCCTCAGACTTGGAAGTGCCCGCATTGCCAGCATATGTTGCAAATCTCCATGCATCAAGTTCGGGAACTGCCTTAGTGCGGATGAATTCCGAAGACAGTTTGCCGAAAGCCAGACCTGCGGTCTCCTCGTCGTCCATAGCGTCAACAGTAAAGCGTCTGCCACGATCGTAGTTGTATACCTTGGTTTCCCATTCGAGACTTGCACTGCCGTCGGCATAGCCTGTTGTGCGGTCGTAATCAGCAAGACCGTCCATATCCATCTTGGGTACGAGGATCTCGTTTGCGTTATTGCCCTGGCGAACAGTTGAAGCGTCTGCTTCAAGGTCACCTGTGAGGGAATACTTCTTGTAAACCTCATCGAGCAGGGCAACGTACTTGCTTATGAGTGCAAAATTGTTAGGCATTAGTTATTCCTCCTGTCATTTAAGTCCCATGACTTTCCTGATATAGTCGTCATCGGGTGATTTGGGTGTACTGCCGGGAGTGCTTCCGACAAATTCGGGCTTGGGCTTAGTATCGGCAAAAGCATCGGGGCAGCTTTCCTTCAGCTTCTTCACGATGTCCTCACCGCCGATGAGAGTGCCCTCCTTGTCGAATTTCAGCTCCGCAGCAGCAAGCTGTGATTTAAGGTGCGCAGCGTAGATGTCGTTGCGCATCCCCTGAGCCTGCACGAACTTGTCCAGCTTGTTGCCGTAGTCCTGTGCCTTCTGATCAGCTTCCAGCTTTTCAGCCTTCTGCTTCCAGTCCTCCGCCGATTTCTTGATACCATCGATATCCATGTCGGTGTAGGACTTGATAGTGTTGTTCGCTTCTGCAAGCTGTTTGTTCACAGCGTCGAGACTGCTCTGTAAAGCGTTGTACTCTGCTTCGGTGTAGGTTTTCGGAGCAGGTGCGCCGCCCTCAGAGGGCGCAGGAGCAGGCTTATTTGCAGTGTTGTTTGTATCTTCTGCCATTGTGTGTTCCTCCTTATATCAGGGTATAAAAATAGCATCTGCGAGGGACATTTATGTCCTTGGCAAATGCTTGTAAGCGGTATTTACTTGTTATTTGTTCCGAGCACACGACGCTCGATCCTTTCCTCAACTCTGCGGTTCATCCACATCAGAGCTTCCTCAATGTGAGTAAGAGCACAAGCGTTTTCACGGCAGGCGAACTCGCCGCTCTGGAAGCCTTTCAGCCTGTCACGGACGATTTCAAGCAAATCAGTGTCAAGTAAACCACGGATACTGCCAGAAGCATTGCGTGGGCCGTGCTGAAAAGCTATCTCAACAGGCTCGTCATCGCACATGACAACGTATTCATGATTAGCATTGCCCACTCCTGCTTCATCAACAGCGTAGACAGTGTTGAGATTCTCACGCTTCTGTATTGTACTTAGCTTTCTGTCCATTCTCCTCACCTCCTTCAAGTGGGTATAAGAAAACCGCTCATTGCTGGGCGGTTTAATTAAATATAACTTTTGCACTACATTCTATATTATTACAATATATCTCCGGAAATTTCCCGTTCATCGGGGGCTTATAAATGATAATACCTTTCCCACACTTGGGGCAAATAATCGTTTCGCCATTCTTCAGCTTTTCAATCATCTGTTCAGTCTTTCCAGTTTTCATATAATCATCTCCATTTCCAATTAGGATAAAGTTCAGAGTATGTTTTCTTTATTTCCTTAATTATACTACGTTTTTCCTGTATTGTCAAGTTGTTACGCCTGTATCTGTGCATATACTCATGAGAACGGCATACACATTCAGCCCAAAAGCAGTCGCCTATGTCATATCTTCTATGGGTAAGCTCATGGATAATCACTTCGGCCGTTCTTCTAATTGTTTTAGTGTTTGAAACAAAAATCGAAACCTCATCGTTAATTGGATCGTATCTGCCGAGCAATCCATCTTCAACGTCAACTTTATAATACAAATTGATTTTGCACGGATTGCTTAAAAGGTAATTCAAAAAGTCCTGACCTATTTCAGATTTATTTAATTCTTTTTCAATACTTCTAAATTTGATCGTGTCTTTTTGGCCGTTATTGAATTCTTCAAGCATCGCAGAAAACAAGGAAGAGCGATTCTGTACTTTACGGTTCGCCCACACCGCTCTCTGTGCCGTACTTCTTCCGAAGCCGTTGACCCATACACGGGTACTGTCGGGGAGGTTGCCTGTCTGATCAAGGAAGCTGCCGAGCTCCTTTTCTGCCTTTTTCAGCTTTACGGATTCTGCGGTGAACAGCTCCTGCATCTGCTGAGCCGTAGCTTCGTCGGGTGCGTTCTTCACAGCGGTATCGGCTGCGGAGACTGCTCTTTTACGCTGACGGATATCACGTTCCAGCGCTCTCTGCATCTGATCTATCTCATACTCGGTGTACATTTTGCTGTTGTATTCGATGTTACGAGCATTCAGTTCGGCGAGGCGCTCATCTGAATAGACACGGGAACTGACGCCCTCAATGAAAGGGAACCAGTCGTGACGGCAGTTCCAGCCCCCGAAGCCGTCGCCTGTGCCATAGCCGATATCATTTGTGGTCAGTACCTTCACACCGTCGATGATCCGCCCTGCATTTGCACCAGACAGGCTGACCAGCTTTCCCTGCCATTCCGCATGAGAGGGGCGAGCGCCTGAGTGAGCGGTTATCTCCGTGATATCACAGCCCATATCGCCTGCATTTATCGCAGACAACTGTCTGACAGTCTGGCCGACACCCGTGAGAACGCTTCGTCGGACAGCAACATCGAGCCTGTCGCAGTGGCCTGACGGATAAAGCACCTTTGAGCCTTCATCGGCGGCAGACTGTACAGCTCTGCGGATGGCAGTGCCGTAGTCCATAGTTCCGCTCGACACTTCCATGTAAGCAAGGTCACAGGCATTGAGATAGGATGTCTGAGCCGTGTTCGCAGTAGTGAGCGTCAGGTTGCGGAGTTCGCCTCTGCACTTGACATAACCTGCATTGAGCGTCTGCAATGCTGCATCTGACAGCCGTATGATACCTTCAAGCCCTGCGTCGGTGTAGTAGTGGTTATCGTTACGGACCGACTGCACACCTGCGTCCTCAAACAACGTTCGCATCTGAGCGGCGGAAGCATCGGAATGCTTTGCTATCTCCGAGATGATATCCTCATACAGCAGACCTGCTTCCTGCAACTGTTTAGCCTGCCATGATGTTGCATCCGAGACTTTTCCCATCCGCATCATTCGTCTGACCATATCATCGATTATCGCTTTGTCAAGCTCATCGTAAAGAGTTATGAGCTGATCGCAGAGGTGATCATATTCTGATGGGGTCAGCATTGAAAAGCTCCGTTTCCGTCGGCATATATTCATTTCGGGCGGTATCCTCGTCCACTCCGAAATACCATGCAAGAAGTTTTTCGGGTTTCAACTTTCCTGCCGTGACAAGCTGTAAGCGCCTGCTGAATTCCTTGTCAGTATCTTCGAGGACGCTGTCGCCCCATGTGCAGTTCAGCTCATATTCACCCGATGGAGCAAGCTCGTAAAGGTCTGCATATACGTCCATTGCATACACAAGCTGTTCCAGAGCGCCCTCAAGGCTTTTCTGGATGTTGCTGACATAGGTGTAGGAGCGCTGCTTTGAGGAGCGTATCTCCTCGGCAGTTTTCTCTATGTCCGCAGGCTCAGAGATCGTACCATAAGCAAGCCCACAGTTGAACTCTATGCGCTGCAATATGTGATTGAGGCCGTTGAACAGTGAACTGTCACGGATAGCAGGGGAGAATACCTGCATATCATCCGAAACTTTCTTATCGGAAGCATAATGCTTTCGGAAAAGCCTTTTGCTGCCGACAGGAAGGTCGATCAGCTTTCCTGTTTTCTTATCCTTTCGGAAAAGGTCTTCCGACGCATCGACAGCCAGTTCCGAGCCTTTGAACTCCCAGTTGATACGGGCCCACTGTTCGTTAGCTTCGGGGATGAGATCGGTTGCATGAGCATATACAGAAATACCGAGAGGGGAGTCAAGGTCTATAGTGTTGCTCTGCGGAACTCTGAACACTGAAAACAGCGGTCGCTGAACATTGGCTATCGTCTGTACAGCCTGGAGCTGCTCCCAGCCGAGGACGGAAGTGAGATCCGTCTCTCTGCCGAGAACCCCGCTGTCATATGAGATATAGGCTTTGTTCTCAACAGTGTAGGTCTTGGTCTCGCTGTCGAAAGTGTGAGTTTCCAGCCTGGTGTAGTATTTCTTTCCTATGACCTTGCGAGCCATGAATACCGCAGATGAAGCTTCTCCCGAATCGTCAAAGGCGGTCGGGACATATCGGTCGGCCCTGACCATATCCACAAGTATCTTATCGCCTGATACATAGGGCTTGAACGCCATACTGCCCAGAGCCAGAGCAGCTTCGGCACGGAATATCACAAAATAGAAAAAGGCTTTAATAAACTGTTTATTGAGATAGTCCGCACGCTGACTTCCGCTTATGGTAAGTTCGGATTCTGCTGTAACAAGGCGTACAAACTCTGATGCGATAGCCGCAGGAAGATCGAGACTGTAGTTTTTGTTGACTGTACTGCTGTGATAGCGGTACATTTCAAGCCATGTGTCGATAGCCGACTGCATTTCGGGTGAAACAGGCTTTTCAGCTTCTTCCTTGCGGCTGAAAAGGTTTGCTATGAACTGAAATATATTTATAGAGCATCCTCCTCTCGTATTTCTCTGAGGATACGCCTCATGCCTGTGTGGACAAAATAGCGGATATCGTCCATAGCATGATCGTTTTCCTTTATAACAACATCATCGGCTTTTTTGCTGTCCCAGCTGTACAGTCCGAATTCACGGATAGAGTCGGAGCAGGTGTCGGCGAAATGGAGATACCCTAATTTCAGAAGCGTCTGAGTATCACGTATACCGTCGATAACATCATTGTCCGCCTTGCGGATTCTGAATGTTCCGTGTCTGCGGATACATTCGATGAAGCTGGCAGCGGACGGGTCGACAATAACGCTTCCAATGAAGTCTGTATATTCGCCGGCAAGCCGTTCAAGTTCAGCGTAATGCTCCTCATCGGTACGGGGAGAGCCGCCCTTCCTGCCGTCGTAGTAGCTTTCACGAATCCGCCATGCGTGCCCGCTGATATCCACGTACCATAAACCCATTGAAGTCGGGTTTTTTGTACCGTAGTCGATGCTGATGAACATATCGCCTGCAACAGGATCGACTGTCAGATCGCCGGCATTGAAGATATGTTCCGCACGATCGAACATTGTGTAGACAAGGCCTTCAGCAACTACCCAGTCGCCGAGGACATACCGCTGATAGAAAACTCCCGAAAAAGTTGATTCAGTTCGTCTGATCTTCTCGGGAGTCATGACGGGGTTGTCTTCCATGCGAAAATGAATTCGGAGAGCATTTTTTTCTTCAGCTTTCAGGATCCAGTTAGTATAGAACCAATGAGCAGGGGAGTCGGGGTTGCAGGAGAACCAAAGCTTAGCTCCGCTGACTGACAGAGTTCTTGCAATAGCCTGATTGACGAAACTCTCGGGCATGAGCGCAACCTCGTCAAAGAGAACTCCTGCGAGCGTTATGCCCTGTACTAACTTGTAGGACGCTTCATCCTTACCGCCGAAGACATAGAAATAATTCTCCCTGCCTGCACCGGTGACCGTGAGCCTATGCCTACCACCGCCGACGTACTTCAGCCTGAAGTAGTAGGTGATATCGGTCATCTGCGTGAGAGGAGCAATGATATTTCGTTCCACCGCCTGTACGGTATTGCCGCAGATACCGAAGTTCTCACCGTTGAAGCACTTCATAGCCCAGAGTATGAAGCTGCATGACATAGCAGCAGTCTTGCCGGAACGGGCAGAGCCGTCACAGATCAGGGCGTAGCTGTCAGGAGCATAGCACCAACGGAACACTTTTTTCTGCTTAGGTGAAAGTTTGTTGAATACCACTCTCAGTCACCACCCTCATCGGCTTCCAGAGCCTCAAAAAGAGCAGGAAGCTCTTTCTCGCCCTGGGGGGCATTCTGTTCTGAGAACAGCCCGAAGCGCTTGCCAAGAAGTTCAGCCGCCTTCAGCCGTTCACGCTCAGAGGGGCGCTTCTGCACGTTCTGAGCCTCGGAGCATCCGTCGCCGATGCCGACGGTCACGATCTCCTCCGCATTGCTTTCTCCCCGCATAACAGATGTCAGATACTCAATGACTTCATTCGCAGTCGCCGAGCGCTCGTCATGGAGCTTCTGGAGCTGATCTTCGATATACGCTCTAACGTTAGCATAAGTTAGCAATCGTGAAGCATTGGCACGAGCCGTCTCATCCTTCTTCACATTCGGATAAGCGGCCTTGTAAGCCCTTGTGGCATTAAGGTCGATGAGGTATTCGTCTGCAAAGATCTTCTGTTTTTCTGTCACAAGGACTCACCACCTCAGTTTTTATGGATATAACAGAAATACCGCCACTAATGCGACGGTACTTCCTAAGGAGTTTAATATGTCAATTCAGCCACTGGTTGCAGAGACTGGAATTGCACCAGTGACCTCCAGCTTATGAGGCTGGCGAGATAGCTGCTTCTCTACTCTGCCGGATATGGGACTGCCGCTGGTAGTTACGGTCAGAGGCAGTCCTGTAGAACAAAAGAAAGGAGACATACATAGAAGTAGGCGGAGGCACAGGGATCACGTGCTCCCGAAAGTCTGCCTTGTCTGTTCCGCCTGCTTTCTATGATATTATAATAGCACTTGTTTTTTCCCGTGGGTATCACTTTTTATATTTCGTGAAGATTTTTTGCTACCTCGTAAATGAATCTGCAACGCCAGCGCTTGTATGTAGCTTCGCCTGCTATAATCGGATAAGGTGACTGATAGCAGATATTGTTCCAGATCGCTTTTCTGTATTCAGGAGGAATTGATTCGTATGCCTTTTCAATAGCAGCGCATTTGTTACCGAGTTCGCAAAGTCTGATAGCTTTCTGCTCGG